TACTTATTTATTTATTTATTTATTTACTGTAAGGGGGGCTTGGGAGCCCCTAGCCTTTCTGTACCAAGTTGGCTAACTTGGGGATCCGCTCAGAAAGCGGGTCCAGGCGACAAAACCGAGACCGAATACCAGGTGCTGGTAACGGTCGTGGACGTGATGGACAGCGTTGCCGTGGGGGCAGCTGCGGTCACGGTGAAAGTGCCGAACGCCATCGCTGAGGTAGCGGCGGCATTGAAGATGGCACCAGCGTTGACGGCCGTAAGGCCGGTGACTGTCGCAATGGATGCGGCAGATATCACCGTGCCCTGGACCCAGGCGCTGATGAGAATCTTCGAGCCAATCTGAAGATTGCTCAAGGACACCACATTTGTCGCGGCTGCGGCCAATACCACCGAGCCAGTGGCGACGGGGACAGCTCCAAAGGGCGTCGCCGCCGCGATAGAGCCTCCACCAGAAGCCAGAGTGCCATTGGAGTTGAATCCGCCGGCGGGGACTTGAGGCGTATACAACGTAACGTCGTATTCCACCCAGAGCTTGCCCCAGGAGACTGCCGTGCCATCAACGGTGCACAGGTGAAGGTTGCCAGCATCATACGTCTTGATGTCCTGATTGGCAGCGAGAGCGCCATTGCGAATGGTCTTCTCCTTCATGTCTCCCATGAGCTCACGTGCCATGAGCTCGCAGTGGATGTCCTTCCAGGGAGCATCCTCCTGCGCATCCTGGTATGAGGACGCAATTTGCTCCCCGATCGGTGCCGGATCGGCCGGATCGTAGTCCGGTGAGAGCATGACGGATCCAGGCACATTGCTTCCGGTCCGTGTGTAGTAGCAAAAGCGGAGCTTGTTGAAGCGGTACCGCTCCCACCCTGCGGCTTCATTGGACAGCCAGGGAAAGGTGACAGGCATTCCTGGGTTGAGCGGGAATGATTGAGCTACTGTGAAAGCCACAGATCCAGTGACAGAGGCAATCAGCTCACGATGCACGATCCGGCAGGAGTCGGCGCTGGTTCGAGAGATTCTGGCTTGTCCGGTGGTCTGTCCGGAGGCGTAGGCGGCAGAGGCAGCAACCTGCTTGTTGGCATGGCTGGTCTTGCTCTTGGTCTTCGGCTTCCGAGGCTGTTGGGGCTTGACATTGCTTGCCTTCTTGGCAGTCTTACCCATTGGTTTTGATGTTAATTTACTTGGTTAATTTCGGACCACCCCCTGACTGGATTTCCTGACGGAGACGTTCAGCTATGTCACCTAAGCCGAGAAAACAACTCGTGCAAAGGATCGTTCGAGCGTCACCGATCCGAAGATATCTCTTTGGAGCGTCAGCTGGATAAATGTAGCTACAACCTACACAAATCCAATGGGGAATGGGAATTGGTTTACTCTTTTCCATGTAATTTCGCACCAGGTGATCTGTGAACGTCAGAACCTCTACACCGGCCCTGGTCACGGGGGGATCACCACCCCAAATGCACCCACATAGGGTGACTTACACAAGCAGCTTCAGGCCCAGCTTCTTGCACAGCTTGGCCTGGAGCTTCTTCCAATCAGCGAGGCGCTCAGGCGTCGCATTTTTCGGAGGAGTCCATAAGTCCGGCCGGTTCTTGTCAAACGGCTTGGCATCGGGCCTGTGGGGCTTGGCGGCCTTTCGGTCCGCAACTTTGGTGACGATCTTGACTCCGGCATCGTTCACCACTGGCACCATTCGCTCAGCATCCATGACTTGCTTGAGCTCGACCTCCGTCACAGAGACCGATTCCTCCTGAGTTGAGCTCGTCTCTCCGGCGCTTTCGGCGACGTGAGATTCGTCCTCCTCCTCCTTCTCCTTGGGGGGAAGGCCCGGCGGGGAAGCCGGGACGACCATTTCGTCGGCCGCAACGCACACCACTTTACTAGTCAGAGCAACTCCAACATCCGGGGTGCACAGCGGAGCGCGCAGCAACAAGCCTGCGTCCTTCTCGTACCAGATTTGACCAATCCAGTCTTCGAAGCGATCGAAGTCAAAGTCGGGGATGTCCGCAGTGAACTGGTCCATCATCCAACCACTGTCCTCATTGGGCCAGTTAGACTCGATCGAGTGCTTGCCATCCCATGGCATGAGCACCCCATCCACGTGCTCCCCAAGAAGCTCGTGGGCCACTCTGCAGATCTTGCCGATCACGGGCGAGTTGCGGTCCATCCGGTAGTACCCGGAGATCCGCTCTGCAAAGCGAAGGATCGGATTCGGCAAGCATGTCGGGCCTATCCAGAGCTTAGACAGCAACCGCTTCGGGTTTGCCATCGAGCTGCAGTCGCCCGTCCACACGTCCGGTCCGAACCAGCGGTTCAGGAAGTTCACACCTCGCTGACCGCGTTGGACGACCTCAATCTCATAGTCCTGGCCCATCATCTCCGCGCTCTTCTTCAAAGCGACGGGACAGACGGCCCCTTCCAGGCTATCATCACCTCCATAGATGCCCAAGCTGGCCCACGCCTTCTCGGGACTGCACTTCACGCCATCGACGACGGTATTGCGCCAAGCGCAGTACCCGATGAACATAGAAAGCAGGGAATTGAAGTCACTGGTCTCGAGAGTGCCAGATCCGCGCGTGTAGAAGGAAGCGTAGAGTCTCCCCTCCCGCGTGACACCCGGCAGGCCAATTTGCTCATCCAAAGTCTCGTTCAGCTCAGTATACCACTCTGGCTTAAAGAAACGAAACATGATGATGCGCTCGAGAACGCGTGCTAGCCGCGTGACGTGCCCGTCAAATCGGGATCCATCAGCCAGCACGGAATGGGTCGCATTCCGCAGAATCACGGGTATCTGTTCAGCAATCTCGCGCGGCGTCTTGTTGAACGCATAGTGCTCGAGTTTAGACATAACCTCAATGTGAAACGCATACATGAAACGCGAGTTCTTCAGCTTTGCTTCGGGAGTCACGGTCGTAATATTCCGAGGGTCAGTGATCTTTTGGTACTCCTCGATTTTATTGAACGTGCGAAACAGCTTCTTGTACCAGGGACCCGACACCTCGGCTTGGTCAAGAATCGACCGCTGTGATGGCCGATCCTGTCGATCATGCACCTCTTCATGGTCAACGGGCATCCCAGAGTGCGCCAGGTCATCGGGAACGACGAACTTGGCGAACTCGGCCATGTATCCGGCCAGGGTGGGACGAAGGTCCATCTCCGCTCGCGAGGTGAAAGCCTCCACTCGTCCGGCAATGCACTGGTTCTCAGACGCGAGGTCCGATACGTGCACATAGTTCGGCCCGATCAACGGAGATCCAAACCCAGACAGGGGAATACGGCTCTCACTCCCGTACTTGTCATACCAAATGGGGATGACGCACTCGGAAGGAGGATGGACCATAGGGGGAAACAGGGGCACGCCATCGCGGAGGTAACTCGCGATAATATGCGCCTGCCCGGGATCCAGCTTATACTCAGGCATCCCGTTCTTGGTGGGTGGCGAAATGTTGCTGTCCACCATGCCAGGTGTGATAGCAGATTTGGCCACTATGGCTACGGCGTGCACCGCATCCAAAGCCGTCTTCGGCAAGGTGACAGATAGGTGGCTCCCCAAGATTGCCACACTCCTGTAGAGTCCGTCCTGCTTTACCACGTCAAGCACAACGTGGTTACCACAGACCGGCTCTAAACGCTTCAAAATCCGGCCTTCAACGCACAGGCGAGTCGGAAAAAGCGTAGGAAGATCAAAAGTGCCAAGCAATGAGAGCATAATGATCGAGTGGTGGGCGTCTACGATCTTGCGATCGATATGGTACGCGACTACCCTCTTTCGTACGAAAGACTTGTCTTCCACAAGAAGGGTCTCTCCGCTATAATCCCAAACGTGATGCACGTACTCTGCGCCACCAGAAACGTTGTACTGCACCCGATTATCTTTGAGAAAGCGGAAGGTATATTCACCCTTCCCCTGCGCAACCGCAGTTGGTTGAAACGTGCACACAAAATGCGTACCCGGATTGGTCGCAAGGAAATGCGGCATATCCATGTGCTCGTCAACGTCCACAAACACCGAAGCGTGTTTCTTTGGATCAAAGTGGAACTCCTTGGCCTGCACGGCCAGGTCTTTGACCCAATGATATGAACGATCGCCCTCTCTTCCTTTGCGCTGATCAGACAGAGACATCTGCACAAAGTACGGCTCCAGGCCCAGACTCTGGGCCATGAGAGCAGCCGTGGCGCTGCCAGCGTTGCGATCGCACGCGCTGACGCCATGCGTGTGGTTCTCAACCGGCACGCTGCGGACAAGGGGAATGTCCACAAAAACCTGTCTCAGCTGGCTGGAGCTCAGCGACCCACAGGTGAGGGTAGAGTTGACCAAACGCGTCGTAAGGACAGCTCCAATGGGCGACTTATACTGGGCCCACCCAGTCTTGG